GCCACTATGACGAGTTCGGGGAGTTTGACGGACACTCCAAGTGCTATGTATTCTCTTATTCAAGTGGTTGGCAACGACTTCAGGGGTACACCTTGCACTGGATTGGTTGTGACGAGGAACCCCCATTTGAAGTGTATGACGAGTTCTCAGCCCGCCTGAATGCTACTAACGGCTATATGGACATAGCCATGACACCACTCCAAGGGGAAACCGAACTCTACCTACTGTTCGACAACTCTGACAATTTTGATGTTCGATTCTTAATAAACTACGACATAACCGATGCCGAACACATGACGGACGAAGATCGGGCTAGGCTGCTAGACAAGTACGATAACCACCCCCTAGCAGAGGCTAGGCTTCATGGTAGGCCAGTCCGGGGTGCAGGACTAATCTACACTGCCCCTGACGAGTTCCTGTATGTGGATGATTTCGAGATACCTAGGCACTGGAAGAAGATCATTGGCCTGGACTTCCCGCATGGAGTTGGGACATTCGCTGCCGCCCGCATGGCTTATGACGAAGATTCAGACATAGTGTACCTAACAGGTGAGTATAAGGAGACTGGTCAAGAGTTCCCCATGTACTGCCACAGATTGCTCAATATGGGCGGATCTACCATTCCATGTGCTTGGCCCCATGATGGAGGACGAGGGTTCACTGATGGGTCCACCATCGCTGGCAAGTACAAGGAGTATGGCGTAAATATGCTAAGAGAGTTCTCTCACATGGTTAGTCCAGAGGGAAAGAAGACCTTTGCGATAATGACCGTTGTTGAGGAGATCTGCGAGAGAATGGCAACTGACCGATTCAAGGTCTTTGTATCATGCCAGAAGTTCATGGCAGAGAAGAGACGATACAAGCACGATCATGGTAAGGTGGCAAAGAGGCAGGACGACCACATAATCGACGCATTACACAAAGCCATCATGATGCTTCGGTATGCTGAGTCGGAGAGTAATAAAGGAATGTCTAATTTCAGGATTCCTGAGTACGACTTCTTTTCCAGTTTCTAGTCCGGTTATAGGGGACATAGGTAATGAATAAAAAAATACATGAACTGGTAAGCAGATATGAGTCGCTGAAGTCTGCTAGGCATAACTTCGAGGCATCTTGGCAGGACATTAGCGATCTTATGATGCCGTACAGGGGAGACATCACTACTATCCGCTCGCAAGGAAGTAGGAGAGTCAACGGCGTATTCGACACAACGGCAATGCAGGCGGCTGACACTTTCGTCAACTTCCTGAAAGGTGCAATCATTCCTAGCGGAACTGATTGGGTTAGGCTCCGGGCTAAACCCCCATTTGATGGTCAAGTTGAGATCAGAATGATTCTCGACCGTGTTGCCCAGAAGATTCTATCGGCACTAGCGGACAGCAACTTTTATACTGAAGCGGCCACATTCATTAGAGACTTCGCTGTTCTTGGAAACGGAACACTTCATGTCAAAGAGGATCAGCCTACAATAAGCCCGGACGGCTCCACCTTCTCCGGATTAGTCTTCCAGGCTATTCCAGTTGGAAGAATGTGGTGGACTGTAGGTCATAAGGGGAAGCCTTTCTTTCTTGCCAGAGAAATAGAGATGCCTGCGATTGATGCGTTCAGGTTCTTTGGTGGTAAGGCGGGAGAACAAGCAAGCCAGAGTATGAGTATGAATGAACCGATGGAGCCTATTAAGTTCCTTCATTTTGTATATGAGAATGAGAACAAGGCTCCTAAAGGGGCGATCAAGTCGGCTGAAAACAAACCTTGGGTTTCTGTGTACATGGCAGACATCGACATGAACCCCATGATCCTTAAAGAGTCTGGGTTCGAGAACTGCCCGTATATTGTTGCCAGATGGATGGTTGTAGATGGCGAGGACTACGGCAGAGGCAGAGGCCACCTTGCTAGGGCTGACGCAATGGGTATCAATGAGTTACGCCGCCAGATCCTAATCGCTGCTGGAAAAGACTTGAATCCACCGCTCATGGTTGAGCATGACACTATGGTTGAACTAGACATCACTCCTAACGGGTTAATGGTTACAAGGCCGCCGATCAAGATGGGGCCACAATACTTGAAGTCCGAAACCCGGTACGATGTCGCTGACTCTATTGCAAGACTGGACAGGGAGCAGATCCAGAAAGCGTTTCTTGGTGACTTGCTAGACGAACCAGAAACTCAACCTAGGAGTGCCGAGGAGAGTCGCCAAAGACAATCAAGGGCGTTACAGAGGCTAAGTGCTAGTGCGGACATCGTTAACTACGAGTTCTTGGATCCAATGATTACTAGCATTATCGAGATCATGCAGAGGGCCGGACATCTACCAGAGTTAGATATGTTGGCAGAACAGATCCCCAATGCTGAAGTAGAGATTTCATACCAGTCTCCTTTCTTTACCGCACAAAAGGCTAGCGGCAGTATGAGGATACAAGCATTCCTAGAGCGTAGACTTGCCTTGTATCAGGCAACTCAAAACCCAGTCTACCTAGATGATATCTCTCCAGATCAGTTAGCCAAATATGACGCTATGATTAGCGACATTCCTGCGGTGATCCTGAGAACCCCAGAGGAGGTTGAGGCGTTTAGAATGGCTAGGGCTGAAAGAGAGTTGCAACAGCAACAGCAACAACAGCAGATGCAGCAACAGCAGCAACAGCAGCAGCAGCAACCTCCACAGCAACAGCAGCCTCAACCGGGAGGAATGCAGTGATCCCGAAGGAGCAGTTAGTATTCATTTCTCATGTTACGAACTTCCTGAAGACCAAATCGGGAATTCAGTTCTTAGAGTACCTAAGGAAAGTGTGCCATATTGAGGACACGCTAGAACCAGAAGAGGTCTACAATAAAGAGATGGAGGCTTCTGGGCTTGCTAGCAGGATGCCTATCGACCCGTTGGCCCTTGCTAAGAGGCAGGGCATGAGGGCAGCGTACTTCAAAATAGTTGCGTTGCAGAAACAAGGAGAAAGGGAAGAGGATTCAAAGTGAGTGAACTAAACGAGCATTTGCCGTCCGACATGGAAAACAGGGACAGCCTATTGGAAAAGTTCAGTTCAGTGGGAGACCTAGCAAAGTCATACCAAGAACTTAGTCAGAAACTTGGAGAGGCTCCTTCTGGTCGTGAGGAATACCATTTACCAGACGGGTATGCCGACGACCAACTGCTGAGTGCGGTTGGCGATGTGTCCCATCAGAACAAGGTCACCCTTCAGCAGTGGGAAGTCCTAGCCAAGGCAATCGTCGAAAACAAAGAGAACGGAGCCATTGCTAGGGCTAGCGAGAAAGCCTCCTCCATAGAGGGTTGGAAGAGGTCTGCCGCTCGTATCTACGGGGAAGACTTGGACAAGAAGAGTGCTTTAGCAGAAAGGGCTTTGGAACACTTCGTCAATCAGAATGACGATCTGAAGTTGGTAATGGAGGAGACCGGGATGGGGCACCACCCGGCAGTAATGGATTTCATGGTTAAATTAGGAGAACAAATGTCAGACGATGTAACACCAGACTCGGAAACGGGGCTTGCCTCCCTAGGAGACAGTGCCGCTAAACTAGCAGAGCGTGGACGCAAATTGGCCCTAATGAGATCCCTTAGGGATAGCAGGGATCCAGATCACGAGGAAGTCCTGAGAGAGTTTATGGATATCCAGCAGAAACTTGAAGATGCTGGGTATGAAGGGGTGACGGACCCGAGACTCGCAAGCAAATGGGGTGCGTGATATGGTCAAGAAACGGGACTACAAGAAGGAGTACGCAGAGTACCACTCCACGAGAAAAGCCAAAGATGCTAGGAATAACGCTAATAAGGCTAGGAGGAAGAAGAAACTCAAGCCGGGAGATCCTCGTGAGGTAGACCACAAGAAGCCTCAAAAGAAGGGTGGAACCAATGCGAAGTCCAACCTACGCATAGTTTCCAAGGCTACTAACAGGAGGAAAGCCTCGAACTCGACATACTCTAGGAGAAAAAAGTCTTGACACTTGACTGCTAATGCGTCCTAGTTAGGGGCGTTCGATAACCCAGATCGCTCCGGGCCGGACTGACGCTAGGAAAGACTAGCGACTAATGGGTGCCGTAAGCACCAAGAGAGGCCCGGAGCCGGACAACCTCTCGATAAGAACTAAAACTTACCGAGAGGACTAATCCAATGGCGATTACCGTTCCACAGCCTGGGAATCCCACCTTCGCCACTGAAGGACCATACGATTCGGATCCCCAAGCCGGATACATGAAACTATTCAAGCGGGCCTATACAGACCTCATCAGGCTTGAACTTCAGCAATCCGAAAGCATCTTGCAGGACACCTGCATCAACGAAGCCATGCGTGGCGAAGTGCTTTCCTTTGACCGTTACCTGAAACACGACGATAATGAACTTGCGTCCCGTACCAGAGGTCAGACCTATGGAGACCAAGGAAATGCGGATGCGATCCAGTACAAAGTGACTGGAACTGAGCGTAGGCTAGTCAATCCGACATTCGTTGATTACGCAGAACTGTTCGACCCGAGAGATCAGTACGCTCTAATGCGGGCTGTTCGTCCTGACGGTCAGTTTCTCAAAAATGTGTCTGCGATGTTCAATCGCAAAAAGGACACAGTAATCCTCAATGCGATCAAAGCAGCCATCACGGTTGACGGCAGCAAGTTCGGGGCGGCAACTAGCACTAAATCCTTTGCTTGCACCAATGCTACTGGCGTATTCATTCCAGCGACTTCCGGGCAAGCCGGAACTGCCGTCGGCACGGGCGGAACTGCTGGGCCAGAAGGTGAATACCTCTACGACAATGTTCCTTCTTCAAAGTTGACTGGAACTGCTACTGCTCCTACTCAAGCGGGACTTGCCAATACGCTTTCAGGAAACTACTTCACAACTTCGACGGCTCTGACTACCCCACTTGGTTATACTGGTTTTGCTACTACAACAAACATTGGACCGACCAAACTAGGCGTAAACACCTTGATCCAGGCTAGGAAGACTCTTCATGCGAAGAACGCCATCCAGCCCGGAGATCGTATGTTCTGCGTTCTCCACCCAAACCAGTTCTACCAACTCATGGAAGATGCAGACGATGCCCGTTTGACCAGCATCGACTTCAATGACGGTAAGCCGCTGGTGAACGGTGCCCCCATGAACTACATGGGATTTGACTTCAGGGTTACGACTCAGGTTCCCGTGGTTGACAATGGTGCTGGTACTGTTGCTGGTGCCCTTGGTGGTGTCACACTTACCACTTCCACAGGTGTAGTAACGAGAACCACTGCTCCCGGAACAGGTCACGAAGTTTACTTCTACACCGACTCGGCACTTGTTTACGGTCAGGCCGAAGAAGTGACTGTGCGAATGGACGAGATTCCTGAGCGTGGTTACGCACTTCAACTTTACCACTCGCTGGGACTTGGTGGGCTTCGTCTTGACGGTGATAAGATCCTCATCAAGCGTTGCAGTGACTAGAACTAAGGAATTGTAGAATCCGGGGGCAGCAGTATGTCAGGCAAAACATTCACTGTGTCTGATTACGCATTGAATAGATTGCGGAATATCGCTGCCCCCGGAGTTGCTGCTACCTATGTGAACTGCTTGCGTGTGGCACCAACCCTGAACTCGCCCGATCAATGGGTGGAGTGGGGTGTTGAAGATACGGTTGGGCTAGGAACCGCTGTTAGCCGGATACAGGTGTTTGAATCAGATCAGGGGGACGGAACTCCATACTGGTCTGCTCCGCAACAGAGTGCTGTATATCCCAGTAAGCGTGAAATCTACAACAACAATGGTATCAGGTTTGGAACGGTTAGCCTTCCAGCCGCAACTACCATTGTCGCTATGGGAGTTTTTAGTTCGGCTACTTCTACCTACGAGTACAACGCTGGAACTAGCAAGGCGGAAGTGGCCGCATCGGATCTTCCAGATTTGCTTTACTGGGAACTTGTCGTGCCAAATATCTCCGTGAATGACGGCGAGACCTTGGTGTTTTTAGCAACCAAATTCAAAGTTACGGAGCAATAAAATGAGTAACAGTTCTTCTGCCGGGGAT